AATCAGTATCCGATGCTCAATGGCGACTGGTGGCTGGCCGCCGCTGCTGGCGGGCTGCTGCGTACTCCAAGCATGGCAGGGGGAATGGTAGGATGAAACTCGCACGCAAAGTCGGTGCTACCTCGCAGATCCTGCAAATCTTCATCGCGGATTCGTCCAGCACAACCGGGGCGGGGCTGACGGGCCTGGTGTTCAACTCCTCCGGCCTGACGGCGTACTATCACCGGGACACGGACACAACCGCAACGGCCATTTCTTTGGTCACGATGACCGTGGGCACGTTCACGTCCAGCGGGTTCAAGGAGATTGACTCGACGAATATGCCCGGCTGGTATCAACTCTGTCCACCCAACGCTGCACTGGCGAGCGGGGCCAAAAGCGTTGGGATACACCTGAAGGGGGCGACGAATATGGCGCCCCTGCCGATCGAGATTGATTTGCAGGCCGACGTGAATATCGAGTTCTACGGAGGCACAGCCGGCACATTCAGCAGCGGTCGCCCCGAAGTCAACACGACTCATGCGGCTGGAACGGCGTGGAACAGCGGAGCCATTGGTGCCGCCACGCTGGCGTCAGACACCATCACCGCGGCGAAGATTGCAGCCGACGCCATCGGCGCTTCTGAACTGGCTACAGACGCCGTGACAGAAATTGTGACAGCGGTGCTGACGACGCAGATGACGGAGGCTTACGCCGCCGATGGGGCGGCGCCGACGGTTGCCCAGGCACTCATGTTGATCCAGCAAGCACTGACGGAATCGAGCATCAGCAGCACAACCTGGACGGTCAAGAAATTGGACGGCAGCACGACGGCGGCCACGCTGACGATCAACGACGCCACGACTCCGACGAGCGTGACGCGGACGGGGTAGTCCCATGATTGATGTAGCACATAGCGAAGACCCCGAGGACAGGGGAGAGGGGGGCATTCTCGGCGTCCCCGGCAACGAGAAGCGTGATTTAGCACTGATTCGTCGGGCCGCCAATGAGAATTGGCCGGTCAGCTCCAAGATCAAACGAAGGGCCGTCAGGGCGGCTAGCAAGCGGCTGGATTCCAGCGATGACCGGGCGAGTCTGGCAGCCGTTCGCGCCCTGGTTGCAATGGACCGGGCCAACATCGCACGGGAGAAGCCCAGCGGCGACGACAACAGCCAACACCTGCATCAGCACGTTCACATGCCGACGGCAATTGTGATTCACGACGAAAACTTTTATGGACACTCCGAAGCCGATTTACTTGCCGAAAGCCCGCCAGCACGAATTGAAAGTGTTATTGAACAGCAGCCGGAGGAAGGTGGTAGTGTGCGGCCGGCGGTGGGGCAAAACGGACACGGGGCTTCAAGCGGTGATTCAGGGGCACGGCCCGAGCCGGGGAAGCCTGAAGGGGGCCATTGATGGGGGGTGGATGGCGTGGGTTGTCCCCGTATCCAAGAACGCCCGTAAGGTGTGGTGGTTGCTGAAACGGTCGCTGCACAATGCCTGGGAAGACAAGAATGAAACGGACAAGATCATTCGGCTGCCGGGGGGCGGTGGCGTGACAGTGCTTTCAACAGACGAACCGGACAACATCCGATCCGAAGGCTACGACGGCATGGTACTGGACGAAGTGGCGTTTATGGCCGAAGGCGTGTGGGCAAAAGTCCTGCGCCCGATGCTGGTCGATCGGCGCGGCTGGGCCATGTTCATCACCACGCCCAACGGCCACAACTGGTTCAAGCGGGACGTGTTTGACACGGCCCCAGAGCGTGGCTGGGCGCGCTGGCAGTTGCCGACGTGCGACAACCCTCACATCGCCCAAAGCGAGCTAGACGAGGCCCTGCTGGACTTGGGGCCGCACGCTTACGCACAAGAGCACCTGGCGCAGTTCACCAGCCAGGAAGGCGCCGAGTTCCCGGCGGAATGGTTCAACGAGTCCGTGCGGTTCGATGCCTGGCCGGCGGATGAGAGCGTGAATCTGCGGATCATGGCCCTGGACCCCTCGATGGGCCAGACAGCCAAGAGCGACTACAGCGCATGGGTGACGGTGAAGCTGGGCTACGACGGCATTTTCTGGGTCGATTGCGACATGAAGCGGCGTGACCCGCGGCAGATTGTGCGGGACGGGCTGGCGATTGCATTGACGGTGGGACCGGACGCCGTGGGAATCGAAACCAACGGCTTCCAGCACGTTCTGGCGGGGATGGTCGATGAGGAATCGACCAGGGCCGGCTTGCCGTTGCCGGTGTGGACCATGACCAACACGGGGAGCGAGGCGCAGGGCGGGCAAAAGGTGCAGCGCATCCGCAAGCTGGTGCCGTTCCTGTCCCGCTACCAGATGCGTTTCCGACGCACGCCGGGTTGCGACATGCTGGTGGAGCAATTGCGGGCGTTTCCTGTCGGGGATCACGACGACGGGCCGGATGCGCTGGAAATGGCGATGCGACTGCTGGTGCAGATATTCGGGCAGCGGCAAACGCCGCGCGAAGAGGAAACTTGGGAGCAGGTGCGAGCATGACCACATTCACCGGACTACCTGGCCAAATCAATCTCGTTGAAGCCTGGGGCGACTTCGTGGACCCGCTGGAGTTCCTGCGCGAAGATCCCAGCTTCGGGCTGACTTCCGTTTACGGCATGAACATGCGCGGGGACCGCAAAGACGGCGAAGCCCGCCCGGTTATCAACACCGAAACGGACCTGGACATCATCCGGTCCACGGCGCGGGTGCTGGACATGATTTCACCAGCGGCCATCAATGCCATTGGCAACCTGAAAAACTACGTCGTGGGTCCGGGCTTCAAGTATCCGGTCCTGCCGGAAAAAGGCGTCACCCCACCGGACGGGCTGGTCGAGGCGGTCGAAAAGCTCGTGGCCGAGTTTCTGGATGACAACGATTTCACCAACGACCTCGACCGGGAGCTGTATCACCGCAGCGTGCGCGACGGGGAGCGGTTCACAGCCCTCTATAACGTGGGCGGTCAATGTCAGTTGCGGATTGTGGAGCCGGAGCTGGTGCGCGAGCCGCACAACAAGTCCGCCCTGGATAGTTTCATCGGCAGCGAAGGCCCCATGTCCTGGACGTTCGGCGTGCAGACGCGCAAGGCAGACATGCAAAAGCCGCTGGGCTATTACGTCCAATGGGACGAAAGCGAGGCGGACAACTGGGAATATTTTGACACGGCCACGCTGCTGCACTCCAAGCGGAACGTCGATCGGGGCGTCAAGCGCGGGTTGTCGGACTTCTACCCCGTCAAAGCCTGGCTGGAGCGCGTGGAAAAGCTGCTGGCCAACACGGCAGAAGGCGCGTCGATTCAGGCGGCGATTGCGTTTATTCGTGAGCACGTCCAGGGGGTCACGCCGTCGCAGGTGAGCAGTTTTGTGGCGGACAAGACCTACCGCCAGTATCAGGAGGGAACGCCCTACGCCGAACGCACGCGCAACCAGACGCGCTATAAGCCGGGAACGGTGGTCAACGTGCCAGCGGGGCAGAAGTATCTTTACGGCCCAATGGGGCAAAGCAATGCGCCTGTGTTCCTGGAAATTGAGCAGGCGATTTTGCGGTTCATTGGGATGCGCTGGCAGATGCCCGAGTATATGGGCAGCGGGGACGCCAGCAACGCGAACTATGCCTCAACGCTGGTGGCTGAGTCGCCGTTCGTCAAGTTCGCCACGAGCGAGCAGAAGCGGGAAGGCAAGTATCACCTGGCGCTGATTTGGAAGGCATTGGAAATGGCCTGCGCTGCGGGCCGACTGTCGCAATTCGGCATTGCTGATTGCGCGCAGTTGGAATTACTGGTGGACATTCAGGCTGAGCCGCCGATGATTGCCACCCGTGACACGGACAAGGAAACGAACCGGCACAAGATCATGGTGGACAGCGGGATCATGGCTCCCCAGACGTGGGCGGCCAAGGAAGGGCTGGACTACGACGACGAGCGGGCCAAAGGGGCGGACAAGGCGGCTCCAGTCAGCCCCGAGGGGTTGCTTGATTCGCCGCTGGGCATTGGTGATAGCGGCGCGGGAGACGACGCCGACGGTGGTGATGAGCCATTAGACCAGGCGGACAGCATGGAATCGCTACTCGAAAACTGCGGAACCGGCGACGGCGGGTTTCAGCCCGGCAACGATTGTGGCGGCAAAGGTGGCGGTGGTTCTGGCTCCAAGCCCACGGCGAAAGCAGGTAAGGGCGGCGCGGGTCTTCCCAAATCCACTAAGAAGATCACGATCAGCCAGGCTGCATCGTTCATGGCAGAACATGGCGACAAACTACACGGTGGACTGGCTTTCGACGCCAAAACCAAACAGGCCCGCTACGACGTGACCGTGGATGGCAAACGGCAAGTAATGACCGCCGATCAAGTCAAGCAGTACATTGAAGCGAAGCGTAAAGGCATCAAACTGCACGAATCGCAACAGACAGACCACATCCCCGCCCCCGTCCGCGCCGCCATAGAAGCCATCTGGAAAGACTATGCCTGACGTGCCGAACCGCAAAGAGAAAGAGGAGGCAATGGCGGCGCTGATGCTGTTCCTGTTCAACGAGCAGCAGCGGATAGGTGGCGATATGTTCGCATGGCAGCGGTTGGCCGTCCCGGCAATGGCCATGCCGCTGGCTGCGCTCTATCTGTCGGCACATCAGCGGATGGCCCCCATGTCGCTGGAGGCGGGCGTTGCGGCGCGGATGTACGCCGAGCGGCGGGCCATAGAGTTGGCAACCAGGATGCAGCAGAAGGCCGCAGAACGGGCAGCCAACGGCAAACCCGTTTGGGACGACATAGAGCAGCGTGCGGAGTCGATCGGTGTCACCGAAACAACGGCCGCCAGTACGGCGGGCGAGATGGGAGCGGCGCGCGGGCTGGGCCTGGGCTTGGACGTGGCGCGGTGGCACACGGAAAGGGACTCCAAAGTGTGTCCGCGGTGTTCTCCGCTCGACGGGCACACGCTGGCTACTGTGCCAATCGAATACAGCAGCGGGCCGCCCATCCATCCGCAGTGTCGTTGCTGGCTGGAATGGGAGAGGGCGCGTCAAAGCATTGTGGAAAGCCAAGGCGACAATTGCGGAACCGGCGCTGGTGGCTTTCAGCCAGGCAATACATGCGCCAAAGGCGGCAATGGCCAAACCAAATCAGCGGCGTTCAAGGAATGGTTCGGAGATAGCAAAGTTGTGGACGAACAGGGTAAGCCGCTGGTGGTGTATCACGGCACTACCAAAGAGTTCACGGCATTTGATTCTGGCACCACTGCCGACAAAACAGGAAACCCCAACACACCACTCGGGTTCTTTTTTAGCGACTCTGCCAGCGAAGCGGGTCGATATGCAAGCGACTGGGGAAAATCCGGCGGCAACATTAAGCCAGTTTTTTTGAGCATAAGCAATCCGTATCACATGCCATACAGCGAGTTTGATGGACTGGCAATGGCAGCTTACAAGAGCCTTGCGACAGACCCAGAGCACAACCCGGAGGCAGTTGTAAAGTTTGGTGATTTGGAAGGACAGCGCGCAGCAGCGGATCGAGTTGCAAAGCACGAAGCGATTGCCAGGGATGCTGCCCGCACTAGACGCAATGAGTTGATTGCCGCTGGATATGACGGAATTGTTGTTAAGGTTGGTGGTGCGCGTGAGTGGATAGCCTTTCATCCACATCAAATCAAATCCGCCACCGGCAATCGTGGCACATTCAGTAAGAAGTCGGCGGACATAACGGAAAGCCAAGGCGACAATTGCGGAACCGGCGCTGGTGGCTTTCAGCCAGGCAATACATGCGCCAAAGGCGGCAATGGCCAAACCAAATCAGCGGCGTTCAAGGAATGGTTCGGAGATAGCAAAGTT